TTGTTGTGGTGGTTGTGGTGGACGCTGCTGTGGTTGTGGTGGTTGTGGGCGGCGTCGCCTTAATAATGTTTATGTTATCTAAGTATAATATGGCACCTACAGCTCGACCACCAGTTTTATCATATGTTCCGCAAACAAATACAAATTTGTATATACCATTCTCACCAGGTTTTACTGTGTGCTCTACTCTTTCCCATAACGTATCCTTTGATCCGTACATAGGGCTAGATGAGTCTAATAAAACTATAGATCTACAATTACCAGGTGTCACGGGATTCTGTTCTATTAAATAACCAAAAACATCAAAATCATCTGTTCCACCTTCGGCCTTCCAGTGAAAATATACTTTATCTCCCACTGCTATTTCAAGTGCATTATCACATACCACATAAGGTCCTCTTACCACACCAAAACTCACCGAAGTACCATCGAGCGATAGTTTTAAAATATTATTACCACCGAATTGGTTGTTAACTGTGCCGGTTACAATTTGCCAAGTATATGTCATGCCAGATGGTAGACCTTGATCTGCATATGGAGCGGGAGCATTGGCATAAGTTGGACTAGGATCATTGGGAGTTGGACAACCTAATATTGTACTAAACCCGTTCATTCTTAAATGGGCCGGCACACCAGTCGAAACACCAGGGATGTATATACTCCATCCCGGGATATGGCCTATACCATCTGAATCTGTAGATTGTGGACTAGTGATTTCAAAATCACCATTGAAAAATTTATTGAGAATATCACCGGGAGAAGGTGTCATGGGTGGACCGCTGGTGGTGGTGGTGGTGGACGCTGCTGTGGTGGTTGTGGTGGTGGACGCTGCTGTGGTGGTTGTGGTGGTGGGTGCACAAGTTTTTCTTGGTAATGGAGTGGGCTTGATATAGCCTTCTATTTCGTAATTTAAATCATCGCCACAGGATGTGATGATGAAATTTATGGTGTCTCCCGGCACAGCCACAGTTACCACTTGAGTCAAACTACCGGGAGGTCTACCTATTATGCTGTAAATACAAAGTTGTGTGGGTCTTGGAGTGGGTGTGGGAGTGGGTCTGGGGGTAGGTGCGATAATTGGCGGCACTGACAATGGAGGTGGAGTTGGAGTGGGAGTTGGAGTGGGAGTAGGTGTGGGAATGGGTCTAGGAGGTGGTGTGAGCCCACCGGGCACTAAATCGTCACTGTCACATATGTTAGCACAATCTTCGGCCACTACTGTGTTAGATTCGGAATCACCAGAACACCATGTGTACAATTTAAAACACACAGTTTCTATGCCTTCTTGTTCAAAATCCTCACGTATTCTCACATTAACAATGTAAGGCAATGTGTTCGCTGAAAATCTATATTCAAAGTTTCGCACAGGTGACACCGGAAAATACGGTGGAGTCACAGGAGGCAGAACAACGGGAGCAGCAGTTGTTATTGAAGGTACCGGCAACGATTGACCAGTGTATTCTATAATTTCATATCGTAAGTTGTCACTGCATCCCACCCACAAAAAAACAATGCTGTCACCGGGCGCAGCCGAATTCAATAAAACAGCAGGCTGACCAGGCACAGTGCCTTTGATCATGTCTTGGCATAAAGTGGTGGTTGTGGTCAATAATGCACTGGGATAACTGGGACTGGTGATTATTTCATAAACTAAATTTTCAGCTATTGATTCAGAATGCACAAGAAAAATCACCGTGTCGCCAGTATTAGCCAGCAGCACTAGAGTGAAATCCATGGGCGATTTGCCCACTATGCTATAGTAACTGCCTATATCTATGTCAGTATTGTCAGCAGTGGCCGTGAGTTTATACTCGCGACCGTTTGCACACTCGGGAATATTTTTACCTGTGATTTTTAAAATAAATCCTGTGCCTTCAAAAGCACAATCGGGATGTGCCATTAACATCCATATTGCAGGTGGCTTTATCCAAGGCACAGACAGATCCGGCAGTCCGCGATTGTCATCCACAAGACTACGCACATCGTAGCTGAACACCGTGGGGCCAGTCACAGCATCCACTTTGAAAATCAAAATTGGTCTTTGCACACGAGATTGGCTCAAAAAATTATTATATTCCATTTCTATGGTCACTGAAGTGGGCCATCGTTCAGTGTAGGAATCGCGCCAACACACCACATTGTTAATAGGATCTACTGAAAAACTCACTCTACCGGCACGATAGCGATCATATCTTTCCACTCTGTACTCTATGCTGCCTGTGAAAAATTTGCTTAACAAAGGAATGAAATTCACAGTGTTGGGCTGAGCTATCACACTGCGCCCAATGGTCTGATAAGTGTCCCCAGATTTCACAGCACTGGCAGTGTCAAAACTCACAATGTCTGAGGCATGTTGTTCCACAGTGTCCACTGTGTAGTCATCATCTTTGGATCTAAAAAAGAAATCACCAAAACTGTAACAGCCATTACCTGAAAATTTAATCACAGGAGTAATGGGTTGATGTTGATTAATCACGGGCTCGAAACTGCTCATGACCAAGTTGGCTCGATCCAGATCTATAGGCGAAGAATCTGTCCAAGTCATAACTTCGTATACAAGATTTTCTATGGGATATATGATACCGGTGATGTTGAAGTTCACTGTGGATCCCAAGTACATGTCAGTGATCAAAGTGTCATTGCTCGCGCTGTCACCGCGTATGCTGTATCTGGGCATGGGCGATCCCAAAGGCAGCGCGATGTTTGATGTGTAGTTAGTGCCCACATTCAAATAAGTGTTCACACTGCTGGTCACACCACACACATGGTCTAGACACAAAATTCCATATGCAGCTATGGCATCAAACACCGAATTAATCACACGCAGACCCATGATACAGTAAGATTGCAGAGTTCGGGCCAAAATGCCCTGGTACAAGTCAGTGAAGGTGCATTTGTCAATCACTATGTTTTGCATACCCATAGTGTCTGTGATTTTCACTCCAGTGCTGATGCCTTGAAAATCGCATTCAACAAAGTAAATGTTTTTAGTGGCCCGAAATTGTGATTTTATTTCTACGGCCGAACTATTAGTATCTGATTGTGGACGTAAACTGTTACTGGCGAAACGGCATCTTGAAAATTTGATGTCTGTGCTGGACTCAATTCTTACCACACAGTCTTGTCCTGCAGCCTCGTGAAGCAGTGTCATGTTCTCTATTTCCACAAGTTGCGGGGGTTGACCTTGAGTTAGAATAAAACTGTCGTAATTGCCTTCACTGGTGGTGGTCTTGAACACACAAGTGGCAGCAGGACTGGCCTGACGTATGATCACACTGCCCTTGCCTGTGCCTCGCAGATGGCAGTAAGGCGGAATTCGCAGTTCTCCGTAAATTTTATAGATGCCAGGAAAAAATTCAATGACACGACGAGTTTTTTCATCTGTGTAACCGCTGAGCCTGTCGTAGATTTCGTCAATGGCTCTTTGAATAGCGTCAAGATCATCGGTCATGTCATCGCCCTTGGCACCAAAATCTAAGACATTGACCACATCATCCAGCTTGTTTTGCAGCGTTCTTAACACAGGCACTGCGGGGTTCGCACCTGTTTGTGCAGTGTATCCACCTTCTAGACCTTTAAAAGAATAATTAATCACAAAGGTGTCGGGCGGAGCAGTGCTTCCTGTGGCACCTGTGGCAGCCGAGGCACCTAGAGATTGATTGATTATGTTTATAACACCTTGCCGAGTCATGATCTCGGTCAAGCCTTCAGATGGTGCACCTTCCAGCAAACTGCCGTTGCCGATAAACAAGCGCAATTGATCCAGTGCCCACCCAAATTCCCCTCCGGCCAGTAGACCTAGATCTTGAAATAAACCGCGACGAACCTGTATCTGTGATATCTGTTGAACAGCCATCTATGGTAAATTGCCTTTAATCTGCTATTTATGGCAATTTATAGTAGCTGCTCACTCGTTCACACCATTTGTCAGACCAATACTGAAATTTGTCTGGTGTCAGCACAAACTCTTGGTACACAGGTGATAGACCTGGTTCAGGTTTCACTGAAATCATGATCACTCCCTTGCATATGTCTGTGCCATATACCTCATTGTGTGCCAAAGCATAGGCAGTGATCTGTAGGAAATAATCGTCAATCCAGTCCATGTGTTTTAATCGATTACTTTGCTTAAAATCTAGAATACAGGGTTGACCCTGATGCACACCCACACAATCAGTGGTACCTGCGTAAAGTTCAGGGAAATACACAGGCACTTCGTTGCCCCAGACTTCATCAATTTTGTCAAAACCTTGATCAATTATGGTCTGTGCCATAATCATGCTCTGCTTGGCATAAGGATTGCTCACTGTGTGATCCCAGCTTTGCCCTTTGATATAATCTTCCAAATACTTGTGCATTCTGGTACCACGACTGGCAGCTTCTGTGGTTATGGCCTGAGCTTGAGCATGGCCCACTCTGTCCCGCCAAGCCTGCAGAGCCAAACGAGATTGTTGTGATTTAGTGGCTTCTAATATGGAGGTCACACTAGGCACCGGTGCGCCCAGTGGTGTTTGATAATAACGTCTACCGTCAATGGTGGTACGCGAAATGGACAGGTAATCAAACTTGTGTACCAACATGAAATTATTATATGATATCAGCAGAAAATCAGCAAATGATCAATCTCGTCTGGCCCGAGCTCGTTTGGCCATAAGAGTCACAGTGCTTTGATCCGATGTCGTGGGAACTGAATTCAAAGCTGATTGATCGGCCGTGTTTGGAACCACACTGGTATCATCATTATACTGTTTAAAATACACATAAGGCACACCATCTTCATTATTTTTTATATCAGTGATGATGTTTTTGACTCTGGAATCATTGGTTTTTGCTGTTTGCAATAGATCCACGTTGAACATTTCACTGCCCGGCTGTTTTCTCACCATTTTAATCAAATTGTCCACTCGTATTTGATCGGTCTCACTGCGAAGAGCCTGTAACACATACAATAGATTATTCGTGGACACACCATCACCTTCGGTGATGAATTCTTTTAATCTCATGGTCTCTTGGATCTACCCACAGACAATTGTCCCCCTGCTGCGGCATCACTGGCATCAAAGCCCTGTCCCGTGGGCACCGGAGTCTGTGGTTCGATGCCGGTGTCTGTTTGATTTTGTGGCTCAAATTGATTTTTAAACGATGAATCTGTGGGAGACCCTGCATCAGAAGTGGGTTCGCCGGCCAATTGTCTGGCGTTGTTGTCAGCAGTTTCTCTGGCCTGTCCCAAAGACTGAACCACATCTGACAACAACTGAGTCATGGAATTTTTAAAACTATCTGCTTCATTGGATCCTATTTGATTACGAATGGTGTCAATCAATGCAGGCAATTGCTCCACCTGCATTTTACTGAGTTTTTCCACCATGTCTTGTAAACTGTCTACCATGTCTTTGGCAGCCAATATGGCCTCGCTTCGGCCTATTTCACTTTCAGTGATGTAGTCACTGTCCACTAACCATCTATTCATGCTTTCTTTCAACATCAGCAGTTCCATGTACCTGGGATTCCGCTCGGCTTCGTGTAGGCCATGATTGCGTTTGATCATGGCCATGCTTTCATTTACCAAACTGTTTATTTTTCTAGCTCGGCGTAGATCAAGTTTGTCAAAATCAATGGCAAATCCAAATCTAGATTCCATGATTTTATTCATATGTTTAGCTGTGGTCTTGGGCTTTAAATCTTTTATATGCATGTCAATGGTCCTGAAAACAATAATATTTAGTCGATTTATAACTTTTTTCTAATTCTAATTTATGAGTCAACACTTTGTCACGGATTTCACTTAATCTATGCCCTAAAAATTCTTTTTTATCCAAAGATTTTTTTCTTGATTTTGACATCTTGGCACAGATCAAATCTGCCTTGATCAACAGTCTAGTGATGCATTGACTGCGACGATGGATTTCATCTGCCATAGTAAACTTGCCATCATGGCAAAACAACGCAAAAAACACCGCTGATCTGGGAGAAAAGAAATCCTTCACAGTGTCTGTGTGCCTGTGTATCACTTGCCAGATCTGATCTCCCTTTAATACTGCATGATTTCCCACAATAAAACTCTGTCTGCCCAAAGGTATTATGATTGGTCCTACGGAATTATTGTGAGATTGTGACAAAATTTTTTCTAACTCTTTCAGAGTCCAATTTTTCACATGCTGTACAGTGACATTGATGGCTGTGTCCAGCTCATCTACGTCTGAAAAAATTAATTGAACCATTTTGATTTTTTCTTATCACAAGATCTTTGTTTACCAATTGCCCGGCCAGATATTGGTCACGTTCACTAAGATCGTTTTTTTTCAATTGTGGGTATTCATCGAATTTGGTCAAAAACTCTACTTCTTCGTTATTTAACGCCATGATGATTCCGGGAATAAATTCCCGGAATCTCATTTCGCCAAATTTACTGTGAGAGTGATTATGGCACCAATTAACACAACAACTATGCTTGTGCCTATGGTGATGAGTTGTCTATTGTGCTTGTCATTTGATTCAGCCAAAGTTCCTGCTATGGTGGCCACTGTTTTTTCCATTGAAATCACTTTTTCTGACAAAATATCTAGTTTATCATTGAGTTGAGCGTATCTAAAAGCACACAACTCCACGTGTGCTTCTAGATTTTCTTTTTCAATATCAGTAGACATTGTCTATACAATGTAAGTATCAAGCAAACTGGTTGCCGTTGATACCTTCAAACACAGCGAACACACAACCAGCACCGCCGGTGGCAGCATTGGCTGCTGTTTGCAATTCAGACACAATAGCAGTGCCTGCCACATCACTGGGAAGACCTTCCACCACAAACATGGCCACGTTCGATGCCGGCGTGCCCACCAAACTGATGGTGCTATACTGTGCCACCACACGAGTGACTTTTTCAAACACACTGTCAGGTTTATCATTGTCAGTTTCAATGCCAGTTTTGGTGCACCGCACAAATTTTAAGTCACGACCAAAAAACTCACCGGGTTGTGCTCCTCCATTGGTTCTTGTAAAAACAGCCATTTTATTTTCCTTTTTAGTTAACGCCGCAGCGTATGTGTTTATTTATGCTGTGAGGTCAAAAAATTACCTAAAACATCAGGTGATTTTCTTTATACCTCTCACAAATTTTTCCGGATCGCGACTGCGTATGCTGTTTATAAATCGTTTTTCCAACTCCAAAGCCACAGACTCGCTGTAGTTTTCTCGTATAAAAACCAATAAATTGATGGCCCCTTGTATGACATTCACAGCTCTAGATTCAATAAAATATTTTTTATCTTTGTTAATGCCCAACGTGTCAAGTTCTGCTAACAGGCTTTTGGTGTGATTTTGCAATCTGCTCCCCTATATGATATTTATGGGACACCGGTTAAAAAAAAATAAATACCCTTACATCATGGCAACAGCAAAGGTCATCAATCATGGACAACATAGACACTCAATCAGTGGTGAAACTGTTCAACAGATTCACTAGAACTTGCCCGGACACCGAACTTTACAATCAACGGTTGGCAGAAGAAACTCAATTGGTTTTTCAGCTGCGATTTGCAGACTACTTTCATCAAATCTGCGACATTTTGGCCTTGACCACAGATATCCCACACATGACTCGAGGCAGTGCCGGATCCAGTTTGATCTGCTACTTACTGGGCATCACTGATGTGGATCCGGTGGCCTGGCAAATTCCCTTGGCCAGATTCATCAATCCCTTGCGTGATGACTTGCCTGATGTGGACATTGACTATCCACATTGGGCACAAAACACTGTGATGCAGCGTATTTTTGCTCGGTGGCCGGGACGCACAGCCAGAATCAGCAACTATGTGAAATTTCGTGATCGTTCCGCTCGCAGAGAAGCTGCTCGACGACTGGGGGCAACAGGCAAATTGCCCAGAACTTTCAGCTATGAAAGTTTGGGCATTGATCACCAAGAAGCCACCAGATTGGCACACAGACTCATGGGTCAAAAACGTGCCATCAGCAAACACTGCGGGGGCATATTGGTGTTTAAGTTTCGTCTGCCCAAGAGTTTGATCAATGCTGACAATCAGATATTGCTGGACAAACGCGAAATCGAAGAAATGGAACATCTCAAAGTGGACATACTGGCCAATCGTGGGCTCAGTCAATTGCTGGCCATAGATCCGCATAGACCCTTGATTGACTATCCAGAAACCGATGCAGACACCGTGAAACTGCTGTGCAACGGCAATGTTCTGGGTGTGACGCAAGGCGAAAGTCCGGCCATGCGCAGACTGTTTCGTGCCATACAGCCCAAATGTCGACGAGACTGTGTGTTTGCCACTGCTTTGATCAGACCAGTGGCCACCACAGGCAGACAGCGGGCCAGTTTTTTTCATGACTGGACTGAACAAAGATTGGCAGACACTGTGGTGTACGAAGACGATGCCATAACTCGTATTTCACGACTCATAGGTTGTGATCAATATCAAGCAGACCGATATCGAAGAGCTTTTGCCAAACGCAACGAAGAGCTGGTGTATGATTTCATCAGTCGATTGGGACACAGCGAAAATAAAACTCAAATAGTCAATGAATTGTATCAACTGGGAAATTTTGGTCTGTGTCGTGCTCATGCCATAAATCTTGGCAGATTGATCTGGGCTTTGGCCTATCAAAAAGCACATCGTCCCAAAGAATTTTGGCGAGCCTATTTACAACACTGCCAAGGCAGTTATCGTCGTTGGGTGTATAAAAACGAAGCCAAACAAGCAGGTTGGGATTTACGTGATCTGGGCTATCATAATGGCATAATCAATGACCCTGTGTGGGAATATCAACGCTATGGCTGGTGGCATGATCAAGATTTTTTACCTGGCATGTATTGCCAAAACACTTATCAAGACCGATTTGAATTTCGTGGACTGGTGGCCAATGGCAGAGTTTTTCGTGGAGATTCTGGTAAATCTGTGACTTTCTTGACACTGGGAGTGGGCAATGGTCAGTACATTGATGTCACTGTCAAACGGCCCTGTGCTCATCGAGACCATGATCATGTGTGGGGACAAGGACGGGTGAAATTCATAAATAATTCTCACTACATAGAATGCGCAGATGTCAAAACAGGAAAACTTTAATTGGTTTTTTTACTGCGAAGTTCCGCTAACATCTGTTTTAATTTACTGGAACTGGGCGACACTGTGATGGCACCGGGCTGATCCACAGGCACTGCTGTGGTATCAGTGACCACACTTTTGGCCTTGATTTGATCATAGATGGTGCTGCTTTGCTTTTTGAAATTGTTGTATTCATTGTCATCGGCCAGATCTCTGATGCGCAGTGTTTCAATGTCAAATTCCAATTCTATTTTCTGCCCCACACCAGCAGAACTACGAGTTTTCATGGCCTGTATCTGATATCTGCCACGTTCACGCATGGCACGGCTGGTGAAAATGCCAAACACGTTGTCTGCGGTGTTAATTTTACTGATACCGCCTGCTATGTGACTGTGATCAAACTCCACTTCTTCCACTGAAGATCTGTTTAGTTGGCTGGCAGTGACAAAGCACACATTGAGTTCTTTGGCCAAATTTCTCAGTTCTTCGCTGACAAATTTATCTTTGACAAACAGATCATTGGGTGAGACCTTGGCAGACACAGGCATCAGCAGATCCAAATAATCCACACATAAAAAATCCACTGATCGTTGAGTTTGAATTTGCAGCTCTTTCACATAACTTCGTATGTCATTTACTGTGCTCTGTGCCGGCAAGTATTTTATTTGGAGATGTCCTGATTTTTTAAACACGATTCTCAACTTCATGTCCACGTTGTCAATGTCACGAAAAATTTCTTTGCTGGCAGTGTCTGTGAGCATGCTGTCTATGCGCATGCTGCAAAGACCTTCGCTGAGTTCCAAAGTAATATAACTGCCGCTCATGCCAGACAAGATCCAATTCACAGCCAAATTCTGCATGATCAGACTTTTGCCCGATCCAGAAGATCCTGCCATGATCTGCAGTTCTCCGCGGTTAAACCCTCCATACAGCAGTCTGTCAAGATTGGGCCAACCTGTGCTGACTTGACCATTATTGTTTCTAAGGGCCAGCAGTCTGGCTCTGGGATCAGCAAAATAATCTGTGCCCAGATCTTTGGTCAAACTGATCTGCACTGCTTGTTTGATCAAATTTTCAACTGGATCATAGTCACCTTTTTCAATGAGGTCAGCAGATTTCAATATGGCTCTTTCCAATTCTTGTCTACGTGTGAAGCTTTCGAATTCTTCAAGAAACCAACTCACATGCCCGGGCTCCAAATCAGGCACTGTTTGGAGTAGCTGAGTGCTCACTGCCTGTATTTGTTCACAGGTGGGCAGCACACCGTGACGATTGGCATGATCAGCAATAAACTTGGCTGCCGATCTCAGACTGCGGTCAAAGTTTTCTGGGTTGAATATGTTTTGAACTCTCACATAACACTGAGAATCCGTGAGTATGATTTCCAGAAACAATCTCTGTAAGTCCACCGAATATTGTTTCATGTGTTATTATATAGTCTACGACGCATCAGTTCAATTTTTAATCTGGTGTCGACTCTGGACATGATAATGGTCTTCATCACAAACAAGCAGCCATATTTTATCACTGCTTCGTTGATGTCTTTACAAGTTTCCAACCAAACAGGAAAACTCACCGACCATCCATATTCCAGAGCAGAATCAATCAGTGATGACCCCGAACGATCGCTGTCAGGAACCACAATGATGTCGCGATTAAGTCCATCAATGACATCGGCCTGTGCCTCGGAACACGAGTTCCCCAACACAGACACAGCCCCGATACTCATGGCATCAATGGGACCTTCGGTGACTATGACAAATTTTGATGTGGAAAGTTGGCGGTCTACATTGTACACATAACCAGTATCATGCTGGCTGTGATATTTGGAACGCACAGCAGGGTCCCAGGCCCTGGCAGTGTAACCTATCACATGATTTTGCCAGGTAAAAGGTATGATTATTCTACGATTTAAACAATGTTCTGGCATGTCACTGACAAATATTTCATATTGGTCAAGATCAATGTGTCTGTTTTGTACATAGGTCCAGGCCGGGTGTTCTGTGTGCACTGGCCTAATGTCCGACGGCAGTGCTCTGGGTGAAAATTTTGTATGTGAATTTTGGTGAACAACAATGTTTGCCGATTCAGTGTTTTTGAGCTGCATTGCTGCCAGCACACATTTTTGTATGAGATTTTCGTCAGCTCCCAACCATTTCAACAGTCTACGAAACTTGAAATTTAAGTATTGACCTTGAATCCAATTGGTTTTAAATCCACAATTAAAACAAGAATATGCCACTGTGTCTGGAGCATTGATCAAAATTCCACCACGACCTCTTGTGTCTACTTTGTGTCCGCGATGGTGACAGCACACAGCATTGAAACTGATCCAACCGTTGGGCCTGTGTTGGCGTTTGGCAGGCACCAATCTCAGCATGGAATCTTGTATGATTGATGACATCAGCTCCAATTATACATGGAAAATGTCATGCATACGATGATGCGTGATCTTAAATCTTGATCAAGCTGTGGCCGCGACTCGCCATGCACCTGCCAAATACACCACCATCACAGATTTTCCTGTGCCCGCCGGATCCCAGGTGATACCGTCTGCTATGGCCACTGTGCCATTACTGGGTGAACTGGGTGCCGCAGTCAACACTGCTAACTTTAACACAGAACTAATGTCCACACTGGTGGCAGTGGCTGCTCCAATGTTGGGAGTGGTCAATGTTGGACTGGTGGCAAACACCAAAGCACCTGTACCAGTTTCATCGCCAATAACACCAGCTAATTCAGCACTGGTTGTAGTGGCAAACTGACTAAGATTGCCACCTGTGTAGGCCACTGTGCCACCCCCACCAAATGCCACAGAACTTGAATCAGTGCCGGTAAAAGTCAATGTGTTTTGTACACTTAATGTTTTGGCACTAGTTATGGTCAGTGTACCAGTTGATGTTGATATGGTCAAACCATTAACACTGGTGGCAGTGGCTGCTCCAATATTAGGCGTTATCAATGTGGGAGAATTATCAAATACAAACTTGCCTGAGCCAGTGGCTCCAGTGGCAGTTACTCCTTCAATGGTTGGGTGACCGGTTATGATTGGATCAGCTGCCAACACTATTGATCCTGTGCCAGTAGTGCCATTAGACAAATTACCAGCAGCAATTAAACTACCATTGATATGTACTGCACTGACATCAATAACGCCTACTGAACCAGAAAATACTTCGCTGGAGTTGGTAGCCTCAGGAATAAATGTAAACTTACCTGAACTAGAATCATAACCAAAGAATCCAACTTTAGCCGATCCTGAATAATAACGAAATTCAATACCACGATCTTTTCCGTCTGACAATGAGGGTGCGGTGTCGCCTCCCAAAGTCAAAATAGGATCATCTAGTGTGACCACAGTACTGTTAACTGTGGTTAGGTTACCATTGACTGTTAGGTTACCGGTAACAGTTAACTCGCCCAAAGTTGGTGTAATAATGGGATTGATCAAGGTAGCATTGTAAATGGTTGGTGCGTTACTAAACACCACATTACCAGACCCAGTTTCATCTGTGATGATACCTGATAGCTCACTACTGCTAATTGGTGCAAATACATTAAACTTATCTGCACGATATGCGACTGTGCCACCCCCACCGAACGCCACTGAACTGCCGTCAGTACCAGTAAATGTCAATGTATTGGTTATTGCCAGTGTTTTACCATCTATAATAGTGAGTGTGGCACCGCTAGTTGGAGGTGTGATGTTTACCTTATTGATACTGGTGGCAGTGGCCACACCCAGTGTTGGAGTGACCAGTGTTGGACTATTGGCAAACACCAAATCACCTGTACCAGTTTTGTCACTGATTATTCCAGCTAATTCAGCACCGGTTGTGGCAGCAAATACATTTAACTTATCAGTGGTCACTGTCAATGTTTTACTAGTGGGAATGGTTGTTCCGTTAATACTGGTGGCAATGGCCACACCCAGTGTTGGAGTGACCAGTGTTGGACTGATGGCAAACACCAATGCGCCAGATCCGGTTTCATCACTGATCACACCTGCTAATTCAGCACTGGTTGCGGTGGCAAACTGACTAAGATTGCCACCTGTGTAGGCCACTGTGCCACCCCCGCCAAATGCCACAGAACTTGAATCAGTGCCAGTAAAGGTCAATGTGTTTTGTACACTTAATGTTTTGGCACTATTTATGGTCAGTGTACCAGTAGTAGCCGATATAGTTAACCCATTAACACTGGTGGCAGTGGCCACACCCAGTGTTGGAGTGATCAGTGTTGGACTATTGGCAAACACCAAAGCACCTGTACCAGTTTCATCGCTAATAACACCTGCTAATTCAGCACTGGTTGTGGCAGCAAACGCATTTAATTTATTA